TACATTAGTCTGTGGTGTAGGGGCTGGAGCCGTACCTGTTAGTTGTTGCAACACTGTGGGCTGGCCTAGCCCTTCTTGTCGTGTTTGTTCATCACGCATTTCTTTGCGGTTGTTTAACTCAGAAGCAACAGCCCATTGTGGCACTGTGGGGTTAGCCCCTTGCATAAGAGCCATTAGCTGTTGATCTGGTGCGCTACGAAGTGCGTTTTGTATTTCTAACAGGTTCTGCATAATTAACCCCCGTAGGCTTTATAGAGAGATAGTCCCGTAAGCCCTGCACCCGCTAGCTGTTGTAGCGTTCCCGGCTCTCGCACAGGTTGTGTAGATGTACCCTGATACGTATTTGTACCTGTAGCAGCAATCGGCATACCCGATAGGATACCCGTCATGTTACCAATTTGTTCAGCGGTATAGCCTTTTTTGGCTAAGAACTCATTGTAGTCTAAATCAAGCTGTTGCTGGTTTCTGCCTTCTTCGGCAGCGCCAATACCTTCTAGCAACTGCAAGTTTTGTATATCAGTTTGGCGATCTAACTCACCCAAAGCCACCGAATCTTTAGCAAGCCCTGCCCCTACACCTAATGCGGCAAGTCCTTGTTTAGCAGCAAACTGATCTGCATCCTCCGTAGACTTCTCAAACCGTGCAAGCTCTGCAGCGCGAGCCTTGTCAACATCCATGTCTGCTTTACGAGAAGCAGTAAACTGTGTGGTTGCATCCTTGTAAGCGTCACGCAGCCCTTTATCTTGGATCATACCCATGCGATTCATCATAGAATCTTCAGCTAAGAAGTTACGCACTGCGCCGCGTGACCCACCAAATGCACCTGCTTGTACTGCTTGTGCATTTCTAGCGCCTTGAGTTCGTTGAAAGTCCCGCATGGCTTCGGCTTTTTGCCGATCTACAACATTCTGTGTGTAGGGGTTCATATACTGCCCTACATTGTCACCTGTAAATTTAGCTGCATCGTTATACCCAAACTGACTGAACGTATTAGGGTTGTAATCACCTAACGTCTCTGCGGTAGCCATACCGTCTGTCATATAATCTTGTGCGCCAGAAAGACCTGTTATTCCTACCTCTCGGTTAGCAAGGTCACGCGTACCCGATATGGCATCAAGCGTATCTTGGCTTTGCCCTGCAAGCCGATCACCCGTGTAGGCTTCATACGGCTTACCGTACTCGGCTTCGGCTTTAGCTAAGTTACGTTCAAAGTAAGGTTTGGCCCATGCGGGTAAGTCCGCAACAGAAGAACCCGCTTGAGTAGTTGTGCTGTTGTATGTTGTACTACCGCCCATCGGATAACTCCATTTTGTAAGCAATGTATTCTGGCTTCCAGCCATACTTCTTTAGGCATCGCCCCCATGCCTTACGTCCGTAACCTTCTATATGGTCACAGTTATTATCTTCTGCACATTTACGTAGTGTAGACTGAGACAAAGCTAAGACCTCTACCATATTGCCACCGCCAACCCAATCAACTGCTAACCCACGTTTGTTAGGGTATTCTAGTATGCGAGTTGTAAGTGCAGTCACAATAACATCATCCTTAACAATAATCCATAACGTATAAAAACCACGTTTTATATCATCATAAACGCTTTGAGTAGTAAACTTGTCGTTTGTAGTCCGCACCGCACGATCCATAAACTCCTCAACTTGAGGCCACACCGTATCTAGGTACTCAACAGGTACAGGTGTTATAACAGGGTTGCTTTCTACGATTGCATCTTTCATCCGGTCATCATCTTATTAAGTTCTTTAGCTGCGTTAGAACCCGCATCATTTACCTTATCTACGTTTACCCCTGCATCTTTTAATGCTTCGTAAGCATCTTTACGCAATACAAACTCACCTTCTGCTAGCAATACATCTTGTTCAGAGTTGCCTTCTTTGAGTTTAGCAGGTACTTTATCGTCTGTGCCTGATCCATCACCATTGCCACGCACTACCCCGTTTCTCCCCATTGCAAACCGTGCGCGAGTTTCGTCGGCCTCACCAGTACGTACACTATCTATCAAGTCTCTTAACGCATCTTCTCCGTACTGCTGCACGTATTGAGCAAGAATAATAGCGGCCCTAGTCTCGTCCAACTCACCACGTATAGCTTTTTCAGCATCGTTAATCAGGTCTTTCTCATTACCGCCCAGCGCCGACTCAACCTCACCACCTCTTGCCATACCTGTTACAGATTTTTTATACTCAACAAGCTGATCGTATGTTGGGTTAATAATATATCTTGGAGATAACGGGTCTGTAGGATCATAGTCGGGATTAGGTATAGGCATAAACTGACCCGCCGCAGCCTCTTGGGACATAGCACTCGCAGCAGGTAGACCATCAGTAGGTACGGTAGCCTGTGTTATGGGAGCAGCGCGACGTACCATAGCAATACCACCATCATCAGGCATCATAGCAGCTTCGGCATCTCTACGAATCTGAGAAGAATTACCTATGTTTGGTCCAAAAGTATCAACTTCATAGCTGTTACCAAAAGCATTGATTTTATAAGCTCGACCACTAGGATCATCTTTCTTAAAAAATGCCCCTTCAATTCTTGGATGTTTTACACCCGCTTTTCTTATATCGCTTGTATAACCTTCTGAACTACGTTCACCACCAAAAAAAGACTTGCCGTCCCCTGTTCCTGCAGTTCCTTTCTTTGTGGCAGTTGCTCTTGCTACAGCACGATCTATTTTATCTTGTGTAGTAGTAAACTCCCCGCTAGGATTTTGAAACTGAGGTACACCATATTGGTTAGAACCTAGTCCTCTATATAAAGCAGCACCTGCCACAATAGGTCCAAACCCAGCCGCGCCAAGTGCAATACCGGGAATAACTTTTTGCATTGTAGTAGTTCTAGTACCTCGTTCTGCAGGAGGTACATTTGATGGCCCTGATTGTGCGGTAGAACTGCGTGTATCTCCGCTACTTGTAACATTTTGATAGAAATTTTTGCCACCCGTACTTTCAGAATCAGCTTGTCCTAATGTTCCGTAGTTTGTTTTAACATTTGGACCCATGTAAGGTACGTTGGAATCACCTTCATATAACGTACCCCCACGATATTCAAAGTTATCTCCCGGAGTAGTTACATTTGCTACGCTTTCTCCAAAGCTATTTCCGCCGCCAAATGTGCTAGACCAAAAACCTGCCATTAGAAAATATCCTTCATACTACTATCCTCAGTTCACCGCCAGAAGTCTTGTAGACACTGTTAACGGCTAGTCCGCCAGATACCGCTGCTGTGTTATTAGCAAACACAGGGAGATTAGTCATCACTAGAGTTGTACCCCGCATAGGGCCGGGATTATTCATTTGCTGTGCGTACAACGCAAAGTTTCGTGTTAGCTGTGCAAAGTAGGATGGCGAGTACTCAGGTGGGGCATCACCAAAAAACGGAATAGGTATGTCAGTAGTCATTATCGTCTCCCGTCTGGACGTACATCTATTCTAGGGGTGCCAAGTCTCCACGACACACCAGACATGCCAGATATAGAACTTAGTTTAATTGCTACAGACCTACCTCTGATACGTATATCTACTTCTTCAGTAAATGTACCTACAGCTATAGGCTGTCCTGTTATGGTGTTATCCTCATTACCAAAAGCACTGCCACCGGGATTATTCCTTGCTGATATGCTAAGTTCTGCTGCTGCAGTAGCGCCACTTGTAGAATCTCTAAATGATATGTCAGGTAGTATTCTACGCCCAAACATAAACTGATTGCCGTCACTAAGTTCTATAGGACTAGATTCTATAAACGCGCCAATATCTGACACAGGGTCTGTACTGCCATCGTCATTACCAAATTCATGTGTATACAAATACCCGTCTGTGCTAGCCGCAAGAGGTAATCCACTGCTTGTGTTATCTGTCCACGCAGTTCTAGGTAACGATCCATAGTACCAAATATTTTCAGCGTAGTTAAAGATTACATACTTGTCATTGTTTATAGAGTTTTTAGATGGGTAAAACCACCACACTTCAGAAAATGCAGCATTGCTAGAAGCCATAACCTTAGATAGCTGTCCTAGGTTAATATCATTAAAGACATACTCTTTTACTGCACAGGGTATTTCTCTAACGCTACCATTGTAGAGATAAAACTGTCCTTTGCCCATCCAGTATACAGCATCACCTACAGCCACCGCAGCATTTTGTCCTGCTATAGATATATTTGTAGATATTTCTGAAAGCCCATAGATAAAGGGATCACCTACGTACTGCATCGCATGTGCAGATACATCGGTTAAAATAAGTATCTGTTGTTTTGTCTGTACGGCAGCTATAATCCCACTTCCTGTACTAAGCTGTAATTCTCCTGCAGTATTAGTATCCAAAGTGCGCCATTCTGTAGCTGATTCTTGACTAGAAAACCGTATCGTTAGTGGGTTCTGTACCCCAGTAGCACTTTCAGGGTCGCACCCAAAAGCTATTACATGCCTATCTTTTTCAGACACTAAGACAATGTTAGCCACTGTTGGTGCAGACTGTGCGTTAGCTAGTGTTGATAACGCTACTGCGCGATTAGTCACTCCACCAGATAAGTCCCAGTAAAATATACCGCCCCCACGTATGCACATAATTAGGTCTTCACCAAAATTATCTTGCGACCATAAACGCAAAGATGAGCCTGCTACTTGGACATTAGCCTCAGAGTTCCATGTACCGCGAGACCAAGCACCTGCGCCCCAACCTCCACCTAATACAACTGTATCTAAGCCTACATTTATTTGATACGCGCCTTTGGAACTTGCTCCTCCATTACCTGTGTCACCGCCAGCTACAGCTACGGCTGTGGTAATAGTGTAAGCATCGGAGCTTATCATACCTGTAATCTGGTATTCTTTGTTTAAGACTGCGGCTGTTATATTACCGCCGAGGCTTGCAGCGCCAGAGAATGTTACGAAGTCATTTAGTAATGCACCATGCCCTGCATCGTTTACAGTAACTGTATTAGACCCCACTGACCCTGCAGTAAAAGTAACTGTTCGGTTGGATACACGTATAGGAGTAATATCTTCAGGAAAGTTACCCGTTAATACGTAAAACTTTAAGTTAGTACCTGCTCCTACATTGGGCGTACCCGCTAAGTTACTCCAATTATGTAGCGATCTGCAGGTGCCAAGGATCGGAGTATTGTTGAGTTTAGTCCAACCCCCAATAGTTTCAGGAAAACCCATACGAAACCTAATGCGATTACTATCAAACCAACCACCATTATTACTATATCGTGTAACATCGCGGACAATTCCCGGTTTGAACTGCAGTTTTGTATAGGCCATAGATAACTCTCCTAAAGCATTAGCTCAAAGTGCGGCGCATCAATAAACGGCCTTCTGTTTTGATCTCGTCGCGTGTCAACATAACTGTTCATGGCGTCTTCTGCGGTTGCAGAATAATTTACGACCCAATTATTTTTAAATGTCATCGTTGCACCAGACCATGCACCAAAATCATCTATTGTCCATGCAGCGCCCCACCGTAACTTAACACCCGCAGCCTCTGCGCCTTCTTTCATGGCATCGGCAATCTCATCGTACAGGTTAAGCTCCCACCGACCCCCACCGTTACAGTAAGCCATTAGGTCCACAGCATTACCATCAATGTGTTTTGACTTCATGGTTTGCGATGCGCCCTTTGCTACTAAAGCACGTTGCTCGTCTATTGTTCGCAGTCCGCAGATCACCGAAAAGTCTTGTTTGGTAACACCTATGGCGTACTTCACGACAGTTACCAGACTTTCGTCTACACCTTCTAGCCTTGACAGGCTTCGTTTTCCTAACTTGTAGCCCATAACTACTTCCCCACATATTTAGAGATTGCTCTATTTCCAAACCAAAACGCTAACACAGCACTAAATAAACCTGACGTTTCACCATCCCACATCAAGTCAACAGCTTGCATCCAATCACCACCTGCCTGTGTAACCTTAACCATAATCACAACTTTTGTGGCTACGAACAATCCGAAAAAGGCATAAGTAACAACAGGACGAACACTACCCCTGAGAGCGTTGATAAATCCTCCAGCGTCAATAGATCGGTCATGCTCATACAACCCTCTTGTTTCTTCAATGTCAGCTTTTTTATCTAACTCGACCAGCTTCATCTCAGAACGTTTCTGGGCAAGCTCTGTCTCTAGCTGCATCATTTCCATACGGTGCTTCTGCGCTTGGTTCGCTTTAAAATAGCTAAGAACCTCGGGGAGAAAAGAACTCCCAAAACCTAGCAAACTTCCCAATAATGCCATCATTTTTCGTGACTCAACCAGACAGCAAATGCGCCCGTCATGGCTCCCGTTACAACAGAAATTAAAGACGCTTGCTGCGTAGATAAGTCAGGCTGCGTTAGCGCCCATTCTATGCACCGTACATACACCACCGTCATAGTGAACATCATAAAACGCGGTAGCAGCTTATATTCTAGTATCTTCTTAAAAGCTATCTGCATTAGAAACCTCCTTTCAGGCCATCCAATATATCTGACAAACTAGGACGTTTGTCTTTCTTCTCGTAAAGACAACTAAACACTTTAGGGCACTCGGAAAAACTTTTTGTAGGGTAATGATAACCCAAACCTCCATACCCCGCTGTAAACCTGTAAACACACACCTTTTGACCGTTTTCGGCTGTAAGCCGTTTCCATAAATGACACTGCACATGGGTCGGGTTAGCGACTCCTGCAAGCGTTACTGATAGTATTAACGCATTTATCACTGTGTAGCCAACATTATTAAATACATACCACCACCTAGCATACACAATATACCCAGACTTAACCCACCTATAGCCATGTTATTCTGTATCTGACGTTTGGCTTCCATAGCCTTATATACAGTTTCTTCTCGTTCAGCACGTATCTTACGGCGCATACCCAGCATCTCGTCGTAAGTCCCCAAGCCAAACCTATAGTCCAGCATGAACTTAATTTCTTTCTCTTTTTCAATTAAGGTCTTTTTGCGGATCACAATATCCATAGCTTCTTGCTCTATGTTATCGGTTCCATGCGTTTTCTTATCTAACCACGTTGGGTTTTTACGTTGGGTTTCTGCCCTGCTTATATCCGCAACGGCGCAATACCATTGTCCAAGCTGCTTGCTAACATCCTGCATCTCACGACCAGCGCCGACTAACATTTTTACGCCTTTAAACGCTGCGTTAGCTGCTGCAAAAGCTGTAACAGGGTCAATCATATACTGTTACCTCGTTAGGGTTGACTGATTTAGGTACACAGTAAGCTGTACCGTAATCTCTTGTTTCGGGGTATCCGAAGCGCCTAACTAAGTGTTCAGCGTACCAATTACATATATCTAATCTTTTAAAGTATAAATCAGTACTTATTGCCGCACGTTCTGATCCTATGCCTATATATAGTATAAGAACAAAAACGTGTACCACATGCTTACCCCATACGACTAAGAATTGTTAACAGCATAATGATTGTTGCACCAGATGTAGCTATAAGCACAGCCTCAAGTCGCTTGATCCTAGTAAAGACTTCCTTAAATTGGATTCTTACCTCTGTTTGCAAAGCCACAACATCCTTTTCTAGCGCGGAAACACGCTCATCTATATCTGCCATTAGCTAGGCTCAACGGGCCAAGTAACATTTGTGGGAAACCCAGATTGCGCTGGCACATCACGCAGCGATTGTCTGTAGGTGCGCCACGCGCTTGCCATTGTTACGTCAGAATTAGCCATCCAATCACATTCCGCTAGTCTCTTGTCGCGATCTTCGCGCACAGACGCCGCTGCACGGGTGTTGGACCCCGCAGCCCATGCCGCCTCTTCTGCATCCCGCGCAGTTTCTTCATTGGCAGTAAACTGCACCATGTTGCCATTAACGTTGTGGTATCGTGGCATTTTACTCTCCTATGAGTTAACTAAGCCGTACATAGTGATTTTTCCTGATGCTATGTTACCACTTGCAAAGAAAAATTGAATTGCATTTACAACTGTAGCAGCTTTAGTTTTACCACCCCGACCTTGACCACCATAAACTGTGTTATCATAATGAGACAGAATACCGTCTGCAAAAACATAAGTACTTGTATTTAGGTTAGGGTTAAGTATTCTAACATCTAATGACCCACCTTCTGTTGAACCATTACCAAAATTAGTATTCGTTAGAGGTATATAAGTACTATCTCCTGCACTAATACCAGTTACGCCAGCCCTGATGTAGCTATCACTTGCAGATAGATAATTAGAACCACCGTCAACAGACACTCTCACGCGAAAAAATTGTGCATCTGATGCAGGAACCATATTGCCGCAAGTAAAAAGATAACTGTCATATTTACTTGAATCAAAGCCAGTAAAATTAGCAGTTGCTGCGTTACTTACATCAGTAGAAGATATAAACTCTAAACCACCACCGATCTTTGTACCCATATAGGTAGCCAACCTAGTCATTGTAGCTTTACGATTAGTGCCACCCGCACCATCGTCTACAATCATTAAGTCTGCATCAACTAAAGCTGCACCAATATCTGTGCCGCCATCAATATCTAAATCGGCAATGTTTATACTGCCATCAGGAAACGTAGGAGTACCCGCAAACGTCACACCCGTTGTACCATCTGCAACTGATGCCACCGTAGCGTTAGCACCGTTCTTTATGATAACGTCTGTAGTGCTACCATCGCCCTTGAGAACCAAGCCATCAGAAGCTGTGGTTGTTACAGAGGATGACGCGAATCCTGCAAGGTCTCTAGCTTTGGTCATGTCTTATTCTCCGTTAGGGTCCAGCGGTACAA